ACACCGTAAACCGCTGTCGGGCCGGGCTCTGGAGATCCTCGCGGTGCAGCGAGAGTACGTGAAGTATTTCCCCAGTCGACATGTATTTCCCGGCATGCGTTTAAACGCACCGGTACACCGTACTATTATGTACGAGCTAATAAGGCGTATGCAGAAGCGCAGCATGCAATCGAATGCGTTTACGGTGCATGGGTTTCGTTCTACCTTCCGCCAGTGGGCGGCAGAGGCGACGCGGTTTCCGCGCGAGGTTGCTGAGATGCAACTGGCGCACGCGCTGGGTAAGGTCGAGGCGGCGTACCAACGCAGCGATTTATTGGAGGAACGCCGCCAGCTCGTTGACGCATGGGCGCGGTATATCTACGCCGATACGTCAACGGTGGTCGACATGCCTATACGGGCGGCTCGAGGCTAGCGAGGAACTCACTGGGCGGCGTCACGATGATTCGTGCGTTGCCCAGTTTTACCGTTTTAATCCTGCCTGCCTTAATCAGACGAAACGTCCAGGCGCGCGAGATGCCGACCTTGGGATGCCATTCGGCTATCCTCCAACCTGCCTTATCGTTGTCACTCATAGTGATCTCCGGGGTGGTGGTTGCATTGCCGGTGCTTGAGGGATCATCGTTTCTGTTGGTTTCGTTATTGTCGATGCAGCTTGAGCGTTCTCCAGTATCAACGACAGATCGGGGCAATTTAGATCCAGCTCTATAACACGCGCTTGATACCCTAATGTTTTTCCGTTGGTGTGGCTGCCGTTCATACTGCTGCCGATAGTAAAAGAGCGGTTGTCTTTGGCACGCCATTGTTTAATCATATCTCGGCGATGCTCGCTGGGGTTTATATCACGTAGTCTGCACCAGTCGTTATACGTGCCACGGCTAATTCTCATTTTCTTTTCATCGACGGCGATATGAACCTCGACCTTTTTTGCCGCGAATCCGATCCGTCGATACGCATGCGGTAGCTTGTTGCGGTTAGAAGGTAGGTAGTCGGTAATCACCGTTTCTTGTTGGTAGTCAGAAAGAAACCGATTCAGTATTTCGATCGAATCCATACGAGTAGTTACTTCGTCACTACGCTCTTCCCGTAAGTTGTTGAACGCTTCGTAGAGGAGCGCCGCCATACCTTGAACGTCAAACTCGACAAGCCCAAGCCGACGGGCATATATCGCACCAAGTAGAATGCAGGTTATAAACCCGATGTAATACCGCTCCCCCTCAGTCGGGTGTAGCTCCGACCTGATATCAGTCGCAAGTATCACGTACTCATCACGTACCGTTTTGGCGTTGCGCGCCAGCCACGCCGCGTACACCGCGCCGGCAGTACCACAATTGTCCTCAAACATCTGGGTAAAGTGCGTGTTGGTGTCGCCTTGGTATTTTGTCTTAAATGGGAACGAGAATAGCCGCAGCGCCCCAGCATTGGTTGTATTGCCGGTTTCGTCTACGACGGTATCCATTATTTCTACGTTGGTCGTGATAATGCACATACTTTGCCAACGCTCAACCTTGCGCGCGTTGGAGTTACGATCGAGCCGGCGCTTATCACTCCCCTCGGATACACCAAACAAGATGTCGAGGGTGCGCCGCCTCCCCTCGTCCCCGGTTATTCGCCACTCGTCGATGTACTGCGGCATGTTGTGCCACGTACCCAGCCGGTTGCTGATCGCATTGACTGTGTCGTTGAGCTTGAGCTTGTTGGCATGCCACGTCGTCCACACCGTCTGGCCGGCGGCTGCGGCGGTAGACTTGCCGGTGCCCGATGCGGAGGAATACGTCGATGCGATAAGTCCACCGCCAAATGCTCCTACCTGCACCAGCGGCGCGGCGAAGCCGGCGGCGACAACGATCTGCACATCGGGCCTGCCGGCGATCATCGCGTTAACCGCCTCGGTCCACGCCGCCTGGGTACCGCGCGGGGTGAAGTCCGCCGCCATCAGCGGGTCGGGGCAGACGATAGGACGCGTTGACCCGTCGGGCTGATAGAGGGTGGGGCCGACCGCGAAACCCGCCTCGGTCCACGTACATGGTTGCACGTCGTCGTGAACCATCATCATGTTTTGTAGATGTTTGATCCACGCCACGATAAACCTCCTGTATGCTTTCGCGACTTCTTCCTGTATCGTTATATGTTTACGAGCAAAGTAAGCGGCAATGGAATTGGTGCCTTGCATATCGGCGTCGTCGAAATACACATAGTGTTTTTCGCCGTGGTAGTACGACAGCCGGTAGCCCTCGGCGATCCGCACCAGCCGGGGCTCGGCGGCGATTGTGTCGATCACCGGAATCCAGTCGGTGTTGCCGGCCTTGTCGACCGACACCTGCTCGAGCCAGCCGCGCTCGCGACGGTACCCCTCGGGCAGATCGTAATTCTCGACGCCCAGGCTGTAGGGGGTCTTGATGTGCCCCCAGTGCGGGCAGCTCTCACAGATACCGCGCCGGTACCCGTGGTACTTGACGCATGTCGGCAGCCCCACGCCCTTGCTGGCGCGCTCCTCGCGCGCGAGCGCCAGCGCCGCGTCGGTGTCGGCCTTATTATAAGTCTGGTGCTCCTGGCTCAGGCGGTGCGCGTAAGCGTCACCGTCGACACAGCCGCTCGCCAGCGTGATGTGGCCCAGGTACCAGAGATCCCGTCCGTCGCCGGCACCGCCGGAGGCTAGCGAGGTGCCGACCTGGGCGCAGCGCTCGGCGATTGCCGCCATGTAATGCGGGCGTACTGACGGCCCGATCCCGGCCTGGAGCGCGGTGTTGGCACCGTGACCGGCGAACGCGGCGGCGGGTGATCCCGCCAAGCCGCCGTTGGGTTTGCCTTGATGCTCGACGACGAGGTGTGCGTAAGCGTTGAGGACCGCGTCAAAAGCATCAACGTCAGTCAGTTCCATATCGTGCGCCTTGGGTAATCGTATCCCGCACGATCGTTACCGGCACTGGTTGGTCTTGGACTTTGTGGTTGCGGGTATTTGGCGGGCGCAGGATGCGACTGGCGTCGCTGGTAATACCGACATCACCGGGAGCATTATGGTGTATCAGTGCTGTTTTGAGTAGCTGCGCACGCGGTTCCCACTCGTTTCGCGTCAATGGACGATTGATAACCCAGTAGAGATGTACTCCATATCCGCTACGGACCCATAAATTAGGCGCATTAAGTATATCGGGTAAAGTTTTTACCCACCCCTCGACAGCGCCATAACTAGCGAAACACTGCGACGGATCTTTTCCATCACCGTCGCGTTTGATATCGGCATCGTACCAAAAACATGACAGACGATCGACATTAGCGTGGGTACGTTCCCCTTTAAATATTATACTACCCCGTTGATCAGGTTTCGCCTCGGCAAGTTTAAAGGAAGCCGGTGCATACCATACATCCATCGCCTTGCCGTCAGCCCAGTGAATAAAACCAGCCGCCTCTTGTGTATTAGTTCTCGGAAAGAACCGCTGCACCATCGGTTTGCCGGCGGTTTTAAAGCATATCGCCATATAATTACCGGGCGCGACAACGCTTGCCAGAAATGTGGCTGTGTCCATCAGATACCCCTGGAAAAAAGAGACGGGGCGGCAGCGCCCCGTCTAATGAATTACTCGGTCGGCTTGGAGAGTAATTCGGTAATACGCTTCTGCATGCCGGGAGGTGCCGTGGACACTTGTCCTGCAGCCCCGTTAGGCGCAGGCGTCTCCGCAGCCGCCTCTTCAGGTTCGGGCTGGTGCTGCCCAGCCCCACCAAATGCCGACACGTTGCGTCGCGCCGGAGCGGCTGACGGCGGTGGTACCGGCACTGGCCCGCGCGCCGGCATTTGCTGCGGCTGCGGGCGCGCCTGGGTTTGCTGGCGAGCCTTCGTCGCCGCCTCGGCGTCGGCTTGTACCTTAGCCGCGTAGGCGGCAGCCTCCTGCGCCTTGCGCACCGCCTCCTGCACGGGGGTTTCCTGCACCTTGTCGATCGCCTCCTGCAGATAGGTCTGCTGCGGCGCAGCTGCGGCGGGCGGCGGTGGTTCTTCCTCTGGAGGGGGCGGTGGCGGGGCAGGGGGCGGTGTCGGCGGCGCGGGTTCCGGCGCGGGTTCCGGCTCCGGCTCACCGCCGCCCGGCATCGGCATGGCGACGCTGTCGTAGAGGATGCGGGGCACCACCGGGTGCTGCATCATCCCGCCCTTGCCGTCAGGCCCGACAACCAGACGCGCCTCTTCGTCGGTGAGCCAGCGCTGCGCCTGGAACACCAGCTGCGGGTAAGCCTGATCGGCGTTAAACCCGACCTGGGTAACGAGGCTCTCGCTGGGTGCGCCGCGCCGGTCCAGGCTGGCTCCGTACATCGAAAGGTTCGACAGGCTGGTCGCCGGCACCCGCATCAGCATCGGCCCGCCGAAGCTGGTATTCTCGAGATCGCCGCTGGGCACCACGGCGAGGCGCTTACTGTCCTGGCAGCGCTTGGCGCGGCGACCGTCATCGGTGATCCGGCTACCCCACTGGTTCTGCGGGCAGGTATCGCAGATCGCGTTCTGCCGCTGCGGCGCGTTAGCCTCCGGCTTCTTGCCGTCGAGCGAGTAGCAATCCGGCCCGCTGTCGCTGCCCTCGACGTACGGCTTGGCGTAGTACTGCTTACTGACCGCAGTCGCCGCGCCAATAATAACGACCTCGACAACCGGTGACGGAAGCTCCGGTCGGTGTCGATCCGGCAGAACGTATTCCTCGCCCTGGTACACAACCCGCCAGACCTTGCCCCTATAAGTAACGACAGCGAAACCAAGGTTGATGTTTGCTTGCATCGACGCGTTCAGCGCCGAGGCTCGATTGTGAAAAATGCTCGGTGGCCGTCCCTGGTCTAGGACGGTAAGAGCGTCAGCCATTTTTGACTTCTCCTGCTGTACGCTGGCGTACCTATGCCAGCTATAGTCACTCAGCTCCGGCGCACGCGCAACACCATTTCCTGCACCACCGACACACCGGGGATGGGGTCGCCGGTTTCTTCCATCACCGCCATCGCAGCGGTCTTCGACACTCTCGCTTCAAGCAACTCCCACGCTTGGTTTTCCATGATGTACGAGAGTGTCTTCGGCCAGTCTTTAACGGTGCAGGATGTCTCGGTGCTCTTATAAACTGTACCATCCGGCCCCGCCATGCTGGATACCCCCGCCTTGTTCAACTCACCGAGGATGAGGTTGGCGAGGGTAGCGAGCATAGCGCTGAATGGTGCCAGTTCCTTCTTATGTCGATCGCCGAGTTGTTCTTTCTTGCGCCGCAGTGCCAGATACTTTTGGATCATCTCGGCGACTGTCATCGGCACTTCTGCTGGTTCCGGCACTGCGCGCTCCTGCTACCAGAATTGCATTAGACGGCGGAGCCGGCGTCGCGCCGCCACTATTGGTTGCGGTGACGAGGCAGGTGATGGACTTGCCGGCATCGCCAGCGGCTACGACGTAGGTGTTGTCGGTACCGGATACGTTCGCACTATCCGCCGCGAACTGGTACGCATAGTTTTCCGGCGCACCCTCCCAGTTACCCATCGTGCAGTTCAGAGTCTGGCCCACATCGGCGGGGTTGATCCCGTTGGGGCCGGAGAGCAGCGGCACATTGACGTTGACTGGCGGACCTACCACTGGCCCCGTGTAGGTGACCTCGGTAATGTGATCCCCAGCCGGCTTTTCTGCGGTCGCCGGAGCTACCTGCACTTGCATCTGGCGTTGCCGGTAAGCGGCGACTGATGCATCGAGCCAGCGCGTAATCTTGGACGCACCGTCAGGCTCGGCCAGGATGTGCGACCACAACGTCAGGTACATCACCTGCGAGTTGTCGAAGAGGAAGGCGATGAACTCCGGCGCGGCGAGCTTGGTTGGGTCGAGCCCGGCAGCGTCGAGGTCGAGCAGTGTCATCGGTTGTAGGTCGGACATGGTACTAGCTCCTTGGTAAGTTGCTGCAGGTGGGGCTTGAGAGATTGCCATCAGGTGAACCTCAGTGCACGAATTAGAAAAGCGTTGCTTCTATCCCACTCCTCCATCTCATCAATGTCTGCTTGGGTTATTTTATCTTTCCAGTCCTCCATAGGGTGCATCGGCTCCAGCGGTCCATCGGGGTCGAGACCGTAATTGCGACAACCCATGCTATGGTAGTGATATTGTTCTGTACTCATTGCTTCGCGCAATGTTTCTGATGCCTCGGGCCAGCCGATTAACATTCCTTCCTCGGTGCGCGGTGGCTCCTCTTGGTCGTCATCCACGTTGTAACCGAGCCTAATAAGGTCGTCAGCACTAAGGTGTTTTCGCAGTAAACGACGGTGTGTTTCACTAGGCATGTTGTTCTCCTTTCGGTACCAGCATGTAGGTGACACCCTCGAATGTCATCTCCTTAAACTCGCCATCAACTTTCTCGATCGTGGGGATACCCTGAACGACCGTTACAATGTACCTGTACGTGTTGGTATCCGGTACATATTGACGCAATAGCCACTCAGCTGCGTTCTCGGTGACTTTAACGATGGTACCTGTTTTTAGCGCTTCAGGGTAAGCACCGTCGGTTTTATATCCGAAGGCTAGGCTGAAATTCTGCGGGGTCATGCCGATGTGCTTGCGGATCTCTTCGCACCTGTCAGCAGGAACAAGATTGCGGTGATGGGTTCGTGGCGGACGCGAGGGTGTGGCAGGTTCATCAAAGGATCGCGTAAACATATCGAATGACGAGGCGGGCATATCAGAACTCCAACTCCTGGTGGTGGAAAAGTTCTAGCAGCATACCCTGCATGCGTCCGCGCGCCTTCAGGCGGGCGTAGGCGATGCGCTCAACCGGCGTGCCGGTGAGATGCACGATCAGTTGTTTATTCTTCTGGCCGGGCCGGCGGATACGACCATTCGCCTGCTCATAGTGCTCGGGGTTGTTCGTGGCAGTGTACCATACGATTGTAGAAGCAGCAGTGAGGGTAAGCCCGTGCGCCATGCATTGCGGGTGCGCGACGATGACTCTAGGGGCAAGCGGGTTCTTCTGAAAGTCCGCGAAGATACGATCGCGTGTACCCTTGGATGTGCCACCATAGACCAACTCCACACTCTCGCCTTGCTTACTGAGATAGTCTTTGATCGACTGCAAGGCATGAACGAACGGTACAAACACGATCACTTTATTGCTTGACGAGGCTACAAAATCACGCAGCGCCTCGAGGCGGGACTGGTTCGGCAGCGTCAGTACCTGCCGGTCGTCGGTGTACATAAAGCCACAAGCCACCTGCAGCAGCTTATTTTGTAACACCCCTTCATTTGCCGCCGTGATCTCGCCCTTGTCCGACATCATGCGCAGCTTGACGAACATCGCCCGGTAGGCAGCCTGGGCCTTGGGCTCCAGTTCGATTTTGTGGTCGAGCTGCACGACCGGCGGCAACTCCTGCACATCGTCGAGCGTGTAGCGCACGCTGGGCTGCATGGTTTCGTAGATCAGATCGTTCGCACCGCTCCTCTCGGCCCACTTAAACTGTGAAACCTGCACCATGGTGAGATCGCGAAACCGGGTGAAGGTCCGCGTCGTGCGGTGCGGCGTCAGCAGCCGCGCCTGCCCCCAGGCGTCGGTAGGCGACTTAGGGCGAGGGCTGCCGGTCATACCCCACACGTACCGGACGCCGCTGTTGATCAGCGCGTTAGCGGCTTTCCATAGCGCGGTCTTGACGTTGCGCCCTACCGTCGTCAGCTCGTCGAGGATGACCAGATCGAACTTCCTGGCGATCAGCTCATCGAGGAGCAGGGGCAAGCCATGGTGGTTGATGACGTACCACTCGACGTCTTCTGCCAGCATCTCAAGCCGGCGCGCCCGCTTCTCATGATGCAGCACCCGCAGCTTCACGTCGGGCCGGGCGAGGAATAATTCTTTCTCCCACACTGGCGTGAGGGTGCTCAGCGGCGCGACCACCAGAGCGCGCTTCACCTCACCTTGGCTCCGCAGAAACTCGGCGGCGAAGATCGAGGCGAGGGTCTTGCCGGTACCCAGCTCCGACAGCACGTAGGCGCGCGGCGACTCTGTCAGCAACGCGGCGGTGCTGCGCTGCACGGCCCAGGGCTTCAGCCCGCACCAGTTGTAGCGCGTTAGGATGGGGGAGGGGACGGCGACACCCAGATTGCGCGCCAGCCGCAGCTCTTCCTTGCGGTTCGGCACCACCAGCCAGCGCTGCCCTTCGTGGTCGAAGGCGCGCGCGTGCGGCATCACCGCCGCTAGCTCGGGACGGTAAGGGACGACGAGGTGATTAGCGTCGTTGGAAACGTACATCTACCTACTCACATTATAGTTACACCGCACCCAACGACGCAGCGCCGTCCAACCGTCGCCGCACCTCAACGCGCACCACATTACCGGCGTCAGATACCAAGTAGCGCCACGCAGCGGTTCCGGCATCTGCTGCGATGCACGATGCCGGCGCGGGTCGTCGTCGGTCATCGCACTATCTCCCTATTATTACTATAGTTACTGATCACCGCCTGACACCAATCATTAAACATAGTCAGCCCCTCTACACCGTCGATAACAAACACCGGCGTGCGGCTCTTCTCGATATCCTCGATGATACCGCCCTGCCGCTCCGATGGTTTCTTGCCCGGTGCCTTAGCCTCGATCGCGAAGCCGCAGCCCAGGATGAACCCTAAATAGTCCAGTGTCGATCGACCGTAGCCGACCGGCACCGGCATATAATAGTAGAGTACACCCTGTTCGCGGTAGGTTTCAAGCACAACTTTAATCTTCTCTTTTATCTTCCCCTCGGGCGTCATCGTTTAATTGCTCCAATGCCATCTGGCATAGTTTGCTAGCGCCATCTAAAAGTGCCGCTGCGTCGCGGTCGTAGGTTGTGCGTGTCATAGTAACCAGAACTTCAAGGTTGCCGACTATTACGTATATCTGGTTCGCTAGCGGATGCTCCATCATTCCATCTCCTCAACCCGCACAAACCGTATCAGCTTCGTAGGATACCCGGTTTCGTTCTCTACCGTCTTTGCCAGTGGAGCCAAGCGCAGCTCCGCCAGTTCTTTCGACGTGCTGACCAGCGGATACGATTCACCGAGGATATGTGGATGGGCGATCTTCTCAACCCCATTGTCCTGCTGGTACACCCACACATACATCTCGTCGATTTTGTTTGTGGTGGTCATTATTGTCCCCATTCAAGCAGGATTATCGACAGCACCAGGGCGATGAGCAGACCTCCTGCGTTAAGCACGGTAAGCCAGAAGGCAAGCTTCATCAGGCGGGCGGGAGATATCATCGCCGCTCCCGCAGCTGTAGTCTGCCCTGCCGCAGACCCTGGTTTATGGCCGACGCCACGCCGTAAGACAGCGTGCGCTCGCTGCGTACCCCCTCCAGCGCGACAGCGCCACGCACATGCCGCTCGATCTCGGTGCCGCCGACCCGCAACAGGCGCGCCTGCCAGCGCTCGTCGGCTAGGCTCTGACCCGCCGGCATGCGCCGCTCGGCCTCGAATAGCGATTGTAGAATTACCGCCGGGATAGGGCGGTCCTGACACAGCTCGATGACGAGCGGCCATACCCGGCGCAGCGCACGTTCGTCGCGATCAGCACAGCGTTGTATCGCCGAGACGCAGGACAGATGCGTCTTGTCTGATGGTGCCCCTACGGTGCGCCCGGCCTCGCGCGCCAGCTCGTCGACGATTAGCGCCCTCGGCGCGCCGGTCAGCAGCTCAGCCTTATACGCCGCGAGCCGGCCAATGGCGCGGCGCTCGGTGTTGGCGCTGAGAAACGCGATCGCCTCGGCGGTGACCGACGCCATCTCAAACACAAGGCACGGCAGCTCGTTGATTGCCGGCACCTCCTTCGCCGCCGACCAACGATGCCCGCCATCGAAAATATAATATGCGACGTTATCGGTGCGTAGGCTAACCAGCAAAGCCCCGCATGCGGCCCAGTTCCAGTTGTTGGCAATGCGGTGAACGACGCGCGTATTCAACGCACGTTGATATGTTGAGTCGATACGCAACTCCCGTTTTGGCAGCATTACAAACTCGCCCGGTTTATTGACGACCGGGACGAAGTGCCGTGGGTCGCGCGGTGACGGGGAATAGTGTACGCGCGGCGTGATCATGGTGTTTGTCATGTTGTGGTTTCCTTGTGGTGGTGTTGTGTTTTAGTGTCGAATTCCTCCTCCATCTCAGCCCCCCACACCCTGATGCGGACATGACATAACAGAGCACCAACGCCGGCACAGCCCGCCGGGTTTTGGTGGGTACTCCTCCTGCTCGCGCGCCTTTTGTAGGCGCTTTACACGCGGCAGGATCTCACCCCAGATCTCGGTGAGGTCCGACCGGATATACTCCTGCGACTCGATAACATCGTGAGTGACGAACACCAGCGCGGCGCGGACCCGCTTCACTGCCGGCGCGCTATGAAATACCAGCGCGGCGGCGAGCTGCATCTGGGTCATGTCCATCGACGGCTTTCCGGTTTTCCAGTCGAACACCACCGCGAAATCTTTTTTGAGCTTGGTACAATCCAACACGCCGCGAAACCATGCCTCGGGCGAGAACCACGCCACCGGGCGGAAGTTCGACGATAACGCCAGCTTACGCTCGCTGTAGGTCTGTCCCTCGTCCGCCAGGATGCCGGCCAGGATCGGCTCGTTGTGGCCAAGGCCCAGCGGCAGCGGCGTCTTAGCCCGCAACCTTGCGTCGAACGCACTGTGCACCCGGTGCCCCTCCTGTATCGCTTCGCTCTCACCCTCCTGCACGCTCTTGGCAATATCGTAGTGGTAATACCGGCGCGGGCAGGTTTCATAGTTGCGGAGTGCCGAGTACGACCAGCTGAATTTACGTTCGGTTGTCATATCTGTTTCCAATCGTCGACCAACAAATCGTCCCAGCTAAACTTATCAGGCTCTAGTCTGTATCTGACATCGTATTCTACCTCAGAACAGGAAGCGTCAATTTCAGTCCGCCAGTTATGTGCTAAATCGACCATTTCTCCTTTGATCAAATCGTCATCACGCTCGCGCGCATTTTCCAGCATGGCGTCATAAAAACTAAAAGTGTCATAGTCGAACGATGGACGATCATTTTCGCTAAATAAGGATCTGTAAGTTGCACGCTGCTGGCGATAGAGTTCAGCCTCGGCTTTATGCCGCGCCTCCGCTTCCTCGACCCACCCCACCCGGTCGCCACCAGGACGGTGAACAAAGGGGGGTCTGCGCTGCTTCTCGGCGGCGATACGTTGCCGTTCCTGTCTCTCCCAAGCGATACGCTGTTGTTGGAGCCGATTTTGCTCTTTGCATTCTTCTTCCCAGGCGATGCGCTGTCTACGCTGGTTCTCTGCGACGGTGCGCTGCACCGCCTCGCGCCGTAAGCGGTTATTATCAGCCTCGTACGCAAGGCGCTTCTGGTACAGCGCTTCCTCGATCTGGCGCGCTTCACCGCGCTGGTAGAACTCGATCACGGCACGGCGGGCTTCCGCCTCGGCCCGCTCATATTCCCAGCCCCAGGTCAGGACGATACGGTCGATGATGGCGTCGATCCACGCACTATCCTCCGCCGACAGATCGACGTAAGGTTTTAAATCGGCTGGATCGACCCACTCGATGATCATCTGCTTGCTTCTTTTTTAACTCTTTGTTGATGAATTTTATTTAGCGTTGCTACCCAGTCAGTAACTAATTCTTTAGGGCCAAGATCATAAGTGGCATCTAAAACCGCATTTACACACATACCTAGCGCAATTAATACCACCTCGGTCTGACTATCGCGCGGTATAACCGACACTACAGCCTCTTTCATACTATCAGATAGAGCCTTAGCGTTTTCCCACGCTGTCGTAAATTCGTCGTCAATCATCGGTTTTCAGCCCTTTCAGCAGATAACAGGTTTAGACCCCAACCACCCTCACTGGCGAGCGGCAGCCCTGGTGCCCAGATTGGCACGATTGAAAACTGATATGCGAGATACTCGTTCCAGTGTTCCACCGCATCCTGCGGTACGCAGTAATCCAGTGAATCATGCGTCGTCAGAAATGGATGATACCCGGTTTCGTCGTACACTCTAAGGGCGATATCGGTCACAACGATGCGTGCCAGTGCCTGCGACAGGTTTTCCACAAACTTAGCACCGTAGATCTTAACCTCGCCGCCATAAGCATTCTTATAAAACATTTCGTCGTTTTCCCAGTGCAGGCCGGGATACGACAAACACATATTGCTGGGCAGCCATACACTATCGACGCCGACGCGCACCGGCACATGTTTACGCAGCCGGGGGAAGTACTGGCTGGAGATCTCACGGGGCGGGTCATCCGGTGCCACCTCGATTACTTGATTAAGCACCCCGCCGCCGGCCCGCCACAAACGTGGAATTTGTGGATAGGCTTCGCGGTAGTGATTGACAATCTCGCCGGCCTCGGTGACGTCGATCTTGTGCGACACGCCGCCGTTGCCGATGAAGAGCATGTGGCGGAACTTGTCGGCACCGCAGCCGTAGCCCAGCCCCAGGATGGCGGTCTTGCCGACGAAGCGGCGCAGCTTGTCAGCCGGTGTCACCTCCAGACCGTAAACGCTCGATGCAAATTCGCAGTAAACGTCCCGGTTTTCGCGAAAAGCGTCGAGCAGCGGCGTACAGCCCGCTGCCCATGCCACGGTCCTAGCCTCGATCTGTGACAGGTCCCGGTGGACAATGCGTTGACCCGGCGGTGCGCAGATGCCGGCGCGTATCGGCGAGCCGCGCGTCAGGTTCTGAAGATTGATCTTATCGTCGCCACCAAGGCGGTGGGTACGCGCCGCTGAGTAGCGCAGGGGCACCGGGAGCCGCCCCACCGCCCCGTCGGGCCAGCGTAGCTGCGACAGCGTCAGGAGGCGCTGACAGCGCGTCTCCTCGAGTGTGCTTTTGGTACTGAGCCGCGCCGCCAGCAGCGCCTGCACCGCGAGCGGCAGTTCCGGGTCTTCGTAGAGTTCGCGGAACTCCCGGTCATTTTTTGACAGTGCCGGGATCATCTCGCCGGTTGCGGTCGACCGCTTCAGCGGCACCTCGACGCCGTGCTCTTCCAACAGCGCAGCAAAGCGTTGCTGTGAGGAAAAGATGCTGGGATCGAGCACCGACACCCGGTCGAGCACCTCCGCCTTCCGCGCCTGCACGTCGGCCAGATGCACCGCTAACGCGCCAGCATCGAGCTGCACCTGTGGCAGCACGAACATGCGCGCGACGAGGTCGATGACGGCCAGCTCGGCGTTGGTGAAGTATGGCAGCAGCGCATCGAACGCCATCCTGGCGTTGTCGCAGTCGCGCTGACAATAAGCCGAATAGGAAGCTAGCTCCGCTGGCGTGAAAGCCTCCAGGCGCTTCCCTATGGCCCGCACCACCTCATCGCCCTTGGGCGGGAGCCCCAAAAACGTACTGATGGCGGCGAGCGAGCTTTTGCCCAGTACCCAGTGGGTGATCGCCCGCGCCATCGAGAGCGTGCAGAGGTACATCGCCGGACGGAAGCCAAAGTGCCACGCCAGGATCGACCCGTCGAAATTGATGTTATGGGACAGCAATGCTGTTTGATCTGGATCAATCTCATTGAGGCGAGCCTGGATCGCGTCCCGGCCCACCAGCATCTCGGTGGGCGCGCTATCGACCTTAAGCGCCATCATGATAGGCTGGAACAGCGGGCTGAGATTGTACTCAGCCGTCGTCATGCGCGTCAGCGAGTACTCGCGCGAGTAGTAGCTTTCGAGATCAACTGTAAGTAGCATCAGCCCTGTTCCAGCCGTTCCGGCCTTTATCCCCAGCGAGGCTATGCGGGCTATCGCCACTGGGTCAAGGCTCCGATTGAATCGATTTTAATTAAAATGAGTGGAGCCATGTGACAGCCTTTTCAGGCTAGCACCTTATGGGTGCTAGCTAACTCTATTAGTATCGTTGAGAATCAAGGATCACCGCCAGCGGATCGCCAATAGCACGATCCCCATTCCAAAGCTCATGCCCGCCATAACCGATCCGTAGACATCCGGCGGCGGGAAGGTGAAGGACGCGACCGCGAGCCCCACGGCAACGAGGTTGAGCGCAGGAATCATTCGATCTTACTTCACAAATAGCTTAAAGAGCACGGCGACGGTCATCGCGAGGTTGAAGCCGACCATCCAGCGCAACAGGTTCAGCCCACCCTCGATATGGGTCAGGTGTAGCTCGAACGTGCTCAGGCGGTTGTCGTAGATCGCGACCTCCTCGGCTGCTTCGATTGCCTGTTCGTCCGGCACGTTGGCGGCGCGTAAGGCGGTATAAAGCTTACCCATCATGATTGCCATCAGCCCTCCTCCTCATGCTGGCGCGGGCAGTCAGCCCGCAGCAGCTCCAAGGTATCCTCCACGTCGAGGTGCAGCGCAGCCGCGAGCGCATCAACGTCTCCGGCGTCGCGGTAGTTGTACGGCTCTACGGAACCGTCGAGATCGACCCAGCCACCACCGGCCTTGTAGACGCGACCGTCGATAAACTCGACGGTGCCGTTGAGCCATCCCCGGATTGTCCCGCCCGCAGCCGTGGGCATGTCGAGCGGCACCGCAAGGCTGTAGTGCGTGTACTCATACCGCGTCTCGGCGATCCGGTGCCGCGCCTCGTACAGTTCGCTCGGTGTCATCAGCCCTCTCCTGGGATAACGCATGAGCGCTCGCGCTCATGGCGGGAGGCGTCCTCCCACAACTCTGTGATGTACTCCATGAAGCGCGGCACCGGGTAGCGACCGCTGACCCAGCGGCGCACGCTGACCGCGTGGATGCCCAGGAGGTTGCCCAGGTCGGTCGCGGTCATCCCGCGACCCTCCATCACGTCGCGCAGCTCCGCGCCGGTCACCTAAGCCCCCTGGCTTCTTCGAGCAGTGCTCTGTTTACGTATTCAATACATACATCGTATGCATCACGCATCAGGCATACATTCTTTCCCGGTGGGCTAAATACCAGCACTAGCATAAACAACCCAAAACATATCCATAAGATCCACGCTTTATTCATCTCAATATCCTCTGAGTGCTTTCTCGAATACCTGACGTTGATATTCGAGCATCAGTAGCCGGTTCTGCTGCTGCAACTCTTCGATCCGCCGCGCCGTCTCGGGATCAGTCATAGGCTGCGTATAGAGGGGCACTGGGGGCGCGTAGGACGGCGCTGTGTAGCGGGGGAGGGAGGGACCGCCGCCGGTATACCCGCCGCCGTAGTCCCCGCTCTGAGCGAGCGCAGGAGCCACACGTGCCGCGTAAACTTGTGCAGCGGCGCAGAGCGCCGCCGCCAGGGTAAGATACTTGTTCATGATACGCCCACCTTCGCGGCAATTTTCAGCGTCAGCCAGATCAGCGTGCCGATGGCGGCGTAGGAACCGGCGATCACGATGTAGACGCCGCCCACCATCCATTTCAGGACCGACATGTCGCGCTCCAGCACGCCGAAACGCGTCTCATACGAGGCTAGCTCGCTCGCCGCCTCCTCCGCTTCCTTCTGCGGTGCCCCCGCCGCGACGAATGCGGCGTAGGTTTTTGACAACATTACAGCCATCTCAGCCCCTCATTACTTAATTAGTCTGGCGACGATTGCGCCAATCCCAGCGCTAGATACAACTAAGGTCAATAGTTGTATCCAGGGGAACCACCACCGTTCCTTGTCCAGTTTACGTTGCTCAGCTTCAAGCTTATGGCTCTCCGCCACAAATTTTTTAGTTTCCTCCAACATTCGTTGAAGCTCGGCTTCATTGCGTATGGAATCACTCATTTCAGCCCTCCTCAAGCAGCGTTACTGATGGTGAGCGCATCCCGGCTGGCGAGCCAGTCCTGGTAGCGCGCGGCGACGAGCATCTCGCGCGTCGGGCGCAGCGAGATCGAAGACCAGCCGCCTTTGACGCGACCGAGATAACTATCCGGCCCGCGATAGCCGTCGCGCAGCGGTGCCGCCGCAGCCTGGGCCGCAGGGCCGTCGCCGGCCATCGGCATCACCTGGGCGGCGCGGAGCCGCGCTATGTCCTGCCGCCGCTCGGCGGCGCGTAGGCGTGTCTTAAGTTTCATCTCAGCCCTCCAGTTGAAGCGGTGTTGCGCTTCCCTATACCCTCCCCAACGCGGCGGGGAGGGCACGGGGAACAGCAATCAGCGCAGTTGGTAATCGTCAACCGTGTGCTTGGCGACGAGGTCGACCAAGCTATCGGCCAACGCGATGGCGTCGGCGATCGTGACACAGTGGAACGCCACGCCGCCCAGCCGCACGTCGAACACCTCGGAACCGTCCGAGAGACGCTCGCTGTCGATCGTAATTGTGTGTGTCATCTCAGCCCTCAGTGTGGGCGGGCCGCAGCCCGCCCGGTTGATGGTTTAGCCGGCGAGGCGTTGCGCTAGCGCGGTGGTGCGGGTCAGCACCGGCTCCAGGCTGACGCCGTGATCGCAGATCACGGTTTCATCGCCGTTGTAAACGAGGTGGACGAAGCTGTAGCTGGGCGAGGCAGCGGGATTGCTGACGTGCAGCACGTCCTCATCCATCGACCCCAGCACGGCCATGATGGCCTTGAGGTCGCGCGAGCGCAGGATGAGGTAGTCATCATCAGCCATTGAGCCGCTGCGGTTATCGACCGAGATGGTGTAGCCCGCATCGATCAAGTCGGCGAGGCACTGGCGGATGATTTTACGTTCGATGGTGTTCATTCAGCCCTCCTGGGGGCGGGCCGCAGCCCGCCCGGTTGCATTTATGGCGCGAACGCTTCCAGATCAGCGATGACGCCCGGCCATATATCCTCGTCTAGTTCACACTCATGGTGCAGCACGTCGAGGCCGGGATTATCATCCCATGAACTACCCTCAGGTAGATGGATCGTAACCGACATGGCGTAGCGCGTACGCCGGTACTCCAACGTGCAACCAAGCTTGGTTGCGAGCCGCTCTGCTGTACGTCTATTCACTTCAGCCCTCCATTAACCAAACAGCCCTAGTGTAACATAACGTTACACTACGGTACATGTGGCAGATTGTCGCACTTACCGGCGACGAGCGATATAGAACGAACCGCCGAGACGCCAGACGCGCCAGAAATACAAACCTCCGGTTCGATGGAAACTCATCTCAGCCCTCCATCAATGACGTATAAGCACGCTCGCCCAACTCAGGGCGCAGCGAGCGGCAGGCGGCACGCAGCGCGGCCAGGACATCGCCGTTGCGCTCAGCGATCAGCACCGGAGCCGGTGCGCCGCAGTAGACGGCGATCACGCCGTTATCACGCTCGACAAGGAAGCCGTAGCGCGCAAGGTCGCGCGCGATCTGGTCGAAGCGGATTGCGGTAAGTTTCATGGTTCAGCCTCGCGTCTTCAGCGATTGCAGGATCAATCGCATCGCAGCGGCGAAATGTGGATGAGCCGCATTGCGTACGGCGAGATTGCGCGCCAACCAAGGCATATCTGTTACGCGCGCGGCAGGAACATCCATCGATGCGAGAAGCTCAGTAAGTGTCATGGTTCAGCCCTCCGGGTTAACGCGGAACGACGGGAGCCGCTCCGGTAGTGGCGCGGCAGCGCGCTGATGCGCTGCCTACGCGGGTTATAGTCAGTGGACGTGATAGGACACGTTGGCGACGGTAGCCGACCAGCAAGCGCGGCAGGGACCGCAATTGTTACCCTGTAGCGGTGCCGGGCAGACGTGAGAGCCGCTCGGGGCTGCGACGCTGTGCACGGTACTGGTATGAGGTAGCGCGCGTGGTGGCGCGCCGTCGATCATCGCTGCCGACACGCGTACGATGAGGTTCGGCGGAAACGTACCGCCGTCGCGCTCATACGCCTTGACGATGCCAACCTCGCGTGTGGGGAGCCAATGACGCAACCATGGCGTGGCGCGCGCGACGGCGACGATTTTGCAGAGATGATCGCGCGATTGCACGTCGCCTGCATCGTGCCATCGATGCTCGCGAGTATCCGTGAGCGCGTATGCGTCGATCAGGCGATTGATTTTAGCTTTGCGGCCGCGATGGGCAATGTGCGACCAGTACAGCGATGCGACCATTGCTTCGACCCATCGATCATCTGTAATACTCGCGAGGCGAGTTGCTTGTGACTTGGCGACCGTCGAGTACTGATAATTACCCTCGAAAGCATAGCACTTAGAACATGTGCTATTGAGCAAGCGACGGAGAATTGATCCTACTTTGCATGCGCTTGCCGGGATGCCATAGCTAGTTCCGGGCATCTTCGACGGATAGCCGAGAGTGCCGCAAATTCTTGCAGCCGCGGCTGCGGATAGTGCCGGCACCGGGATTTCTACTATCAGTGCGACATTGCGACGCACCATGGCGCACGGTGCAACCGACGCGAGAGTTGGGCCGTCGAAAGGCATTTACTGGTCCGATCAAGTAAAGGAAACGACATAGGATGGCCGGTCTAGCACGTCTCGGAGCGAATTGCAAACGTTACGTTACATAGATCTTGTTACGATAGGGTGATAGTCGATAAATAGGTCAAGTAGACTGCCGTTGCGGATTGGCAACATACACACTTGTGGCGGTGTGTAATATGGTGCTAGTTAGCATTGGTGTTATACAAGTCGAGCGGAGGAAAGTGGCGGAAACGCTGGCAGTTAAGTTATACAATCGAAAAAAAAATAGGATCTAGGAAAACGTCGAAACGAAAAATTTATCATCGGGCCGTTTCCTATAGACGGTTAAAAATCGCTGTATAACTGTCTATCTGGTTAACAGAGTTATTATATATTTGCTTTTGTTCGAGTTTCAAACACTCCATCGACCCCACAAAGTACAAATGGGTGGATTAACATCAATCTTTGTCGATAGTTAACCGTCGCGCTTTTGAGCGTTATTGTGGGGTTATTAGCCATATTCTTTCTCACCTCGACAAACAAACGGCGGAAACGCTGGCTTTCATGCGGAGGGACCATCCGCATGGTGCCGTAGTACTAGGCGCAAACGGGCTGGTTTAGGTATTGCCGAGCGCCATCGATGCAATGCATCCGCTCTATCCTTCACGAGTACCTCGAGGCAGGACCTCGAGCAAGTACTAGCGCGCTAGCGCACCGCGAGAGGCCGCGCCGGCCCACCCCCACCCCCCATCTGTCCAGGCGGGGGGCCGGCCCCGCCCCCGGTTAGGTACGTCCCTCCTACAACCACCTTGTAAAGTACCTATAGGGATGCTAGGTTCCAAGTATGGAACCCGCCGACGGCGTCGCGACTCTAGTCGTCACCACCTTCCGTGGTCGTAAATGCTACGCCGTTTATTATGATCACATCCCCCGCGAGTTGTTTACGGTTACCCCATCGCCGATCATCACTACAATAAAGCTCATCGACCGCCACCGCTACCTGACGTTGACCGAGTTGATCTCCCTCTACGAGCAAGGATTACTTCTATGAGTTCGATGTCGACGCTGGAGCGTCTAGCGCGCGCACTGACGGCTGGAAGCTCTTCCCCGCCTCCGACTACCCCGGAGCCGGTTACCCCCTCTCCAGCGCGCTCTGACGCGCCGGCACCCCCATTCTCCCGCGTGTGCTCGCCGTACGTGACCGAAAGCCTAACCCCGCCTCCGACTACCCCGGAGCCGGTTACCCCCTCTCCAGCGCGCTCTGGTGAGCCCCCACCGTCGATCGAAGGCCTACCGGCTAACCCCGTCCGCCATCGTCACGAACCCCGCCCGCTGACCGCGTGGTACATCGATCCTGAAAATCCCGGTGAACCCTACCCCCGGACCCAGTCGATGCGCGCCTGGGCGCAGGAGCTGGGGCTGCAGTACGCCACCCTGCGCTGGCGCATCGCGCACGGCTGGCCCGACATGGAGGCGCTGGGGTTGCTGCCGCACGTCCGCGACTATGGGGCGGAGCAGCGCCCCGCCGGCAACGCCGGGGCAGCGGTGCTCGTCGTCGAGCGCGTCGACCGGAGCGTCGACAGTGCTGCCGCAGGCGCAGCCGCAGGCAGCACTTTGTCTGCAGCCGCAGGCAGCAATTGGCGCGTCGTGCCGCGCGTCGAGGTTGCCGAGTACCTAGGGATCAAACTCGCGTCGGTGGCGCAGCGCCTGCGCCAGTACCGCACCGCTGACGGATCGCAGGCGCGGGTGGAGCTGTCTACCCTCGCCGCACGCGGTCGCAGGCGGCGCACGGATTGACGCCGCGCCGGCATGGCGTGAGGGTGTTCTGGCCCACTGGCTGGGCATTGTGGTGGTTAACTCAGGGCCTGCCCCCCGGCAGGCCCTTTTTTTACACTCGTAGGTAGAAGCTATGCGCCCAGCGCATAGTAGCGAACCTAATATCGTGGCTGGATTCAACACCCCTATTTGTGATAGAAGGGCGAGATGGGTTGGTTGAGAGGCACCCTGTCTTAAATTTCGCAAAAATTGATAATTCCGGCCAATTTTAGGGATTGACCATCGTAGCCGGCGTGTGATAGAGATGCTGCAAGTGCTTGGAATTCATCCTCGGTTTATTACTAGAGGTGCTAATTCCTTAAATGTACGATCCCGTACAGAATCAGCTTGCACCCCTACTGCAGATGGCTCATTATAGGGGTAATAGTTAGCAGGCTTGCATCCGCAGGCTATGCCCGCTATAGTTTCTCCCAACCGCCTTGGGCGGGACTGCCTCTCATGAGGAAGGAGACTAGGGGTGCTAACTAAGGAATGGAACAAGGCAACAGGTCGCCCTGTTAAAGCGTCGGACGCTAGAGGGGGAGCGACGGACGTGACAGTAGGACATTGGCCACCAGTGCCGGAGTATGTTGTCGACGGTCTGGTCGACCTGCTCTACAGTCTCGACGAGAGGGTCTGCCGCCCGCCGCGTCAGGCGGCAAAGGTGCTGGCGTTCGTCGTGCAACTCTACCTCGCCAAGCAGCCATTCCCCACACGCAAGGCTGCTGCCCAGCACCTGGGTGTCAGTATTCCCACGGTCGACGCTGTACTATCGGCGCAAATCGCCAAAGGCGAGCTGACGGTCGAGCATAAGTACATCGAGGGGAACGTAAAACAGCGCGCCGGGTCGATCAAGGAAAAGTACGTGATCCCCTCGCAGGCGCTGGTCGACGTGTTTGCCCACTACTACAGCCCCGACACCCTGTCCCGCTTCTAAATCGATTCTCTGTTTCGGATCGGTCGACGGCTTGCGGGATATATTTCAGTTGTGCTACTATAGTATGCGTAGGCAGCCGCATGAGCTTAGCGAAGCCCGCGCATGAGCTAGCGAGCACGCTCGTATGGGTGTCACATATACCATGTTGTTGCACCATCGCCACTGTCGGGCGATGTCGGGTGCTGTTATTCATTGCGAAGCGGGTAACTATGACCCGTGCTTGAACAGCAGGAGGATCGATGTGGTGCTCCCTTGTCACGTACGTCTGCCGGAGGAGCCGTCACCGGCTCTTAATGTCGAACTGTACGCCATGGCGCGAGCTTACACGCGCCTCTACGATCGTCTGCACGCGGATGTGGTGGCGGGTGACAAGACCGCCGCCCAGATGCACGCGCAACTCCATGAGGCGCAGCATGTCATGGTGGAGTTGCTCGAGGCCAAGCTGGCGCGTTCCCTCGCCGCCTGTCCGGACGGCGCAGTGAAATAACCTAGCGCCGTGTCACTATTCCCTGAGTAGCTACTCAGGTAAATCTGGTAGTGACACTTTCATAAAATACCATCTACCGTGAGTAGGTGTCATCAGCGTCGGCGCGTCGCCCCTCTATGAGGTGCTCTGCTCTTATCTGCCGCCGCGTACTCCCTCGCCACATTCTGCGAAATACCTACTTTTTTAGCAAAATTCGGATTATGTGCAGCGGCCCGCATGGTCCGCGCCTGTTTTGGTGTTTTGCTTGGCATTTAAGTAAACTCCTCGCCATCTATCGTCGACGTCCGGTGTTCTTACAAAACGCCCGGACCCACCGCGTACGCATCGCCCGCGATCGTCGCCAGCGCAGTCGCCGCACCAGTTTCATTGCTCGACGCGCCTGCTTGCTTCGTCTAACAAGCTCCGTACTACGTCGCACGGTTCCACCACCGACAGCACTCGCCCGTCAGTCAGCCAGATGACGCAGCGCGCCCCCGAGGTAATAACTTTTGGCCCAACGCGCGCCGCCGCGTGCAGCGCTGTGATATGCTCCACGGCGACCTGTACCGCGCCACCATCAGCCCGATGCAACAATACCAGAACCAGTGCAACGGCAGGGCAGGTCGCGCGGAACCGGTCAGTCATAAACTACCTTCCCTTGCGTTTCTTCCTTAGTCGCCTCATTCAGCGCTTCTACACTGATCTCCTCGAACCAGTTCGGCGCGTCTACCTCTGCTACTCGCAGAGGTAGATTTAACCAAGCCACGGTGTCGTGCCCGATCCCCACCACAGCCTCGACCCGGTCGACCCCACCGCGCTCCAGCGCCGCCGCGTGAAACAGCGTCCCCTCCGGCACGACGAGATCCTGCTTAAGCTTAAACATACGCGTGGGCTTCTTTGTATAATCCCGCATCGGTTTACTATCCCTCGGGTTGAGGTAGTTCATTTATGACTACTCCACCGCCGCTAGGCGGTTATAGGTAATTCATGTCCACCCCATCGCCGACACCGGTTCGCGCTGCAGCATCGGTCGTTCGCGCCGCAGCACCCGCGCTGTGTAGTTGGAATGCGTCCCCAGACACGCATATTGCAGCGCGTCGCAGACGTCGCTCCACGGATGCAGCTTCTCCGGTAAATCCTCAAACTGCCCGTCGCGCCGCCGCCGGTAGCGGTACCGGTTGCCCAGCGCCTGGATCAGCGTCGGGCAGCCCTCGCGCGAGATCTGGATCGCCGCCTCGCCGACGATCGTCGAGCGGAACAACCTCTCCACCGCCAGCAGGCGTGGTTCAATATTATTGGTCGACGCCGGGTAGGCCAGGAACCCCTCGCTCCGCAGTACCTCAAAGGCGGTTTCCTCGGTGATCTGCGATTTCTGCTGGCCGGCGGGGTCGCCCACGATAAACACCCGGCAGGTGTCAAACGGGGGCTGCAGCAGCGCCGGCTTCAGGTGCTCTTGGATCATCTGGATGAGCCCCATCCCCTCGGTCACGATCTCCTGGTAGACGATCAGCCGGCCATAATTATCGACCTGGGTTATCAGGGCGCAGGGGGTGCGGCCAAAATCGAGGCCGATCATCAGGGGGCGGTAGACGTTGACCACCGGCTTCAAGTCGCGCACATGGCTGGGCGCGTGGAACGATTTCCTGAAAACCGCTTGCCCGGCGTTCGACGTCCCCCACTCCGACTCGACGTGGACGCTGACCCAGCCCTCGTCGCGGTCGCCGCTGAGCGTATTATAATAGCCGTCAGGCAGGTTCTCGACGTTCTCGGCTTGAGGACTAAGCCCGCTGGGCTGGTGGAACAGCTCCCAGCCGGCGGTTTTGTTCAGCACCAGCCGCTCATGATACGGAGAATCGGTGTCCCACGGGTTAGTATCGGCCATCAACCCGTACCAGGAGGGTCCACCCATCAGCTTCGACGGATATCTTCCCAGTCGCCCGATAACCCCCGACACCACCTCGACCGGTACCTCCCGCAACTCGTTGATCCAGGCGAAGGTGAGCTGCATCGACAACAAACGGCGTACGTCTTCCTTGGTATCGAGCGGGATCATGATCCAGTCGGAATGCAGTTTTGTTCCATCCGGCAAGTCGGAGCGGATCTGCACAGTACTATCTGTTACATAGTAGTGCACCATCGGCCCCAGATAAGACTGTACGTCGACCAGAACCGTCTGTCTTAGCTGCTGCAAAGTATTGCGGATCAGTGCCCCCCGCGTGTACCTTACGCCGTTATAGGGTAGCTGCATGGTACAGCGCCGCAGCGCCTCCATAATACACCCCATACTCTTGCCGGAGCCGAGCGGCCCGACGAGAACCCGCACCAGCGAGGCGTCCTGGCAGAACTTCTCGACGGTCGGCGGCGGCTTGTAATCGAGGTTCACATCCCTTCCTCATGCTCGATCACGGGCGGGGAGGGGCGGGCGGTCAGCACGTTCTCCTTGGTGCCGTCGCTCCAGATAAAATTGAGCGTGAAGGTCGGCCCGCTCCCGCCACTGTCGCCAAACCGTGGTGCCGGCGGCGCGCCATCGGTGCCCGCCGCCCGCAGCAGCTTATGAAAGCAGTCGAGCTTCTGCCCAATCGGGGTGCTGGTCTGGGTGATCAGGTGGGCGATGTGCGGGATCGCGTTCTCGACCGATAGCCCGGCCTTGAGGCGGATGCGCTGCTCGACGTTCTCATTACTGTCATAGGCGGTTTTCTGCCGGTGGATCAGCTTCTCGAGCGACGGGGTAGTACGTAAAAAGTGAAACAACACGGCGCGGTTGACGAAGCCGTAGCGCTCGCAGAGTTCATCCCAGTCGTAGAACCCCTGCGCTACGTCGGTGACGAACTTCAGCAACAGCTCTTCGGTGTTGACGAGTTCGCGAGGGACGGGGTTCTCCAGCATTTGAACAACGCCTGTTGACAGAGAATCCAGAAGGAGGATAACTAACTATAGACAGAATAGGAAGGTGCCTTGCAAGCGTTGGCCGGCGTCAGCTCGTCAACCCCGCCCGCGTATAGTCGTGCTGGCGGCAATGGGTTATTGCGGATCGTCAGTCCAGCCGAGCTGGACGAGCAGGATCAGGCTCACCTCGCCGCGCTCTCGGAGCTGAATCGCCCTAACCCGCTCCCGGCGGATCTGGGGGCGTTTGTGCGGACCCGCTGGCAGATCATGCGCAATGCGCGCAACTCGGGCGAGAACAACCTCAACGACCGTCTGCTGCGCGCGCAGCGGATGTTTGAAGGTAAGTACGACCCGCAAAAGCTGCGCGAAATAAAGAAATTCGGCGGGTCGGAGGTATATGCCCGGCTCGTCGCCGTGAAGTGTCGCGGCGCAAACTCTTTGCTCCGCGACGTCTATCTTGGGGCCGACCGGCCTTGGAGTATCGACCCGCAGCCCGACCCGCCCGTGCCGGCTAGCGTCAAGCAGAACATCATCCAGCTGATCCAGTCGGAGGTGGCGAACCTGCAGCTGGGCGGGCAGCCGATCGACGCCGATCAGGTGCAGCAACGCGCTCGCGACCTCTTATACGCCGCCGAGCAGGCGGCGCAGCGGCAGGCGGATCAGCAGGCTGATCAAGCCACCGACAAGGTCGAAGACCTTCTCCAGGGTGGCAATTTTTATGACGCGCTGGCGGAATTCCTCACCGACCTTCCCCTTTTCCCCTACGCGGTGATTAAAGGCCCGGTCGTCCGCATGGTCCCCAGACTGTCCTGGGAAGGCGGGCGGGCGCAACTGCGGCAGATTCCGCAGATGTTCTGGGAGCGCATCGACCCGTTTATGGTTTATTGGACCCCCGGCGCGGCACGGTTCGATCAGGCGGAAGTGATCGAGCGTAAGCGGCTGACGCGGGCCGACCTCAACGATCTTCTGGGACTGCCCGGCTACGACGAGGATGCGGTGCGCGGCGCGCTGCAGGATTACGGGCGCGGACTGCGCGACTGGATGGATGCCTCCGACACCGAGTCGGCGCTGGCGGCGGGCCGCGAAGACCCGAATTTCAACCAGTCGCAGATGATTGACGGCATCGAGTATCACGGCAATGTGCAGGGGCAGATCCTGTTCGATCAGGGCGTGCCGCGCGAGCAGGTGCCTGACCTCGACCGGGACTATCAGGTGCAGACCTGGGTGGTGGGCCGGCACGTTCTTAAAACTCAGCTCAATCCCTCCCCCCGACAGCGGCACCCGTACTACCTGACCAGCTTTGAAAAAGTCCCCGGCACCGTTGCCGGGCACGGGCTGCCTGACATCCTCGAGGATCTGCAGGAAGTAGCTAATGCTACTCTACGATCCCTCGTCAATAACATGGGTATGGCAAGTGGTCCGCAGGTTGTCATCAACGACGACTGCATGGCCCCAACCGAGAATACCGATAGTCTATTCCCGTGGAAACGTTGGCACGTCATCAACGACCCGCTGAATAATACTCGCGAGCCGGTGTCGTTCTTCCAGCCTAACAGCAATAGCCAGGAACTGTCGGCGATCTATAATTGGGTGACTAACCTCGCCGACGATATTAGCGCGATCCCGCGCTACACGACGGGCGAGAGCCTGTCGGGTGGAGCCGGGCGGACGGCTTCCGGCCTGTCGATGCTGATGAACAACGCCAGCAAGGTGCTGCAGACCGTCGCGTCGAACGTCGACCTCGACGTGATGAAGGGTTTGCTCACCGGGCTCTACGACATGATCATGCTGACCGACGACAGCGGCATGCTGTCGGGCGAGGAGCAGATCGTCGTCAGCGGCGTCAAGGTGGCGATCCAGAAGGAGTCCGAGCGGCAGAAGCAGCTTCAGTTCCTGCAGATCACCGCCAATCCGATCGACGCGCAGATCATCGGCGAGCCGGGCCGGGCGCGGGTGCTGCGCGCCGTGTCGGCTAATCTGGGCATGCCCGACGATGTGGTGCCGGATGACCGGCAGATCGCCGCTAAAATAAAGGCGCAGCAGGATCTTCAGAAAGCCATGATGGCTATGGGTGCCGCCCCCGGTGAATCTCCTCCCGGTGGCGGCGGCGAAGGCGGGGGTGGCCCTGCCCGTCCCCAACAAACCACCCCCGCCAGCCGCGCCCAGGGCAGTCAGGCACCAAAACCGACAGAGTCGCGCCTGTCCGACAACGTGCCGGCTCAGAACAATTTTCAGGATCAACCGCAGCAGAGCGGGCTGCGGCAGGCGCGCGACGGCAAGTTCTACGCCCCCGACCCTTCACGCCCCGGCAAGTTCATGATGGCGGTGGGGGGCGGACGTGCCTGAACCCATCAGCTACGTCCCGGTCGACTACGAACCTGATTTCGTCGATCAGCCGCCGCAGAACATCGCTCGGTATGAAGCGATCGATTTTGATCCCTTTGCAGACCAGTACGCTGATCGTTTTGCTGCATCAATTAATCGTAATCTTCCTAACCAAATTCCTGGGCAGGATCGAGTAATCCATCCGCAAAATTCGTACGTTACAGAAGCTCCGGTTTATCATGGGGCAAGCCCTCCAAATATAGAGCCTCTTTCTAAATACCCGTTCGATAGGCCACCTGTGTATATGTATGATCCTGCGAATCCTGAACGCGCGCAGAGTGTCGAGAATCCTGCTGCTCCAGTAATGGAAGAAGGTCCGACGCCGCGACTATACGGTCCACATCCTTCTTTTATTAATTTTGATCTGGGTGAAGCAATTCCAACACAAGGAAGGTGAACCATGGCTGGTTATCAACGCACCGAGTACGGCACCAAGACCGGCAGCGACGGCGACGACAAGCTCGAGTCCACCGGTAGGCTCGAAATGATCAAGGGCGGCGACTCTCGCGGCGGCAATAGCGGGCCGACCGGGTCTTCGCGCAGCTACCCCAAGAGCAGCAATTTGTCGCTGACCCCCGACTTCAACCCGATGCGGTCGGGCAAGCCGGGCTACGGCGTCGACGGCGTCTGAGTAACTATAGCCGGGATAGGCAGATGAAATCTCTACCTAAAGGCGTGCCGCCGGTAACCCACAAATCGCTGAAGGTCGAAGACCTCGGGAACATTACCGGGCGTCGTACTAACGGCATTACGACGGTCGGCGGCGGCGAGCAGCTGACGCACACCCTCAACCACTACGGCAAAGACCCGCCGCAGATGCCCGGCATGGACATGATGTTGGGATTGCCGGGGCTTCGCGGAGGGCGTCTCCGTTGAGCCTCAATCTCGGCAACAACGCGTGTAACGCGTGCAAGAACCTGTCGAACAGCGCCGATTTCATCCTGTTTCGCGACGGGTTATTCGAGCGCGCTCGCGATCACATGAACCAAGCGCTCGATATCGAGCCCAGTAAACGCGACGACGCGATTGGTTATGCCCGCGCGCTGCGTGATTTGTGGCTTGCGATCGAGGCGGCGTCGACCGGCCAGAAGATTCAAGCAGTAACCAGACCAGGGGCTGTTGCAGGAGCAGGAGCCCGCTAAATGTCTGACAACTCCGAATACGCAGCTCCTGTCCCGCGCGCCGTGCGCGAGCAGGCGGAGCGTGCGGAGCAGCTGGCGCGTGAGCTGGGTGCGGTGAACGTGCCGGATGATCCTTCGTCGGTCTCCCCTGGCGGCGAAGGGCAGGAGGGGGGAGACGGGACGCCCCCGTCTCCCCCGGAAGAACAGGAGTACCAGGAGCCGCCGGATGACTACCGGCAGCCGGTGCGCGAGCCTGACAGCTACGAGCAGCGTTATCGTACGCTGCAGGGCAAGTACGATCGCGAGATGGGTGAGCTGCGCGGTCAGCTGACCTCGATGCAGCACCTGATCGCGACGATGAACGCGGCACCGCCGCCACCCTCCGCGCCACCGCCGTACGTCGAACCGATGGTGACGCAGGAAGACCGCGAGATGTGGGGTGACGAGCTGCCCGGCGCGGTGTCGCGCTGGGTCGGCAACGCCCAGGAGCAACGATTTCGTCAGCTTGAAGCCGACCTGCACCAACTCAGAGGCGGGCAGCAGCGCCACGATACAACGCTGACACAACATTCGGTGATGGCTCAGCTTGATATGGACCCCGACCTTGCGGGGCGCTGGCGGGCACTCAACGAAAATACCGAGTTCCACAACTGGTTATCGGAGGCAGATCCGTTTTCAGGGCGGCTTCGTATGGAGCTGCTACGTGAAGCCTACGCCCAAGGCGATGCTCATCGCACTGGGTACTTTTTTCGTACGTATCTCGCAGAGCATACCGCTCCGCCAGCTCGACCAACAACTCCAATCCATACCGGACAGAACGGTTATGCGTCTCGTTCGGCGGGTTCGATGAGGCTCGAGGATCTGGCTGCACCCGGTCGCGCAAGCGGCTCTGGTACAAACGGCGGCGCTTCCCAAGAGAGAGGACGCATGTGGACAAACCGAGAAATCGGCGCGTTCTATCGGGATGTGCAGCGTGGTGTATTCAGAGGCCGCGACGCGGATAAAACCCGTATCGAGCAGGATATCATCACAGCAGCTTCCGAAGGACGCGTCACGCAATAACGCGACGCATCTGAGGGAGTTATGTTATGCCTATTACACAGGGCACCCCGTATTCGGGGTCGGCCCCTAGTCCTGCCTATTCGGGCGCGGCAGCGGGTGGCGTGTTCGTTCCTGAAATATGGAGCGGCAAGCTTATCGAGAAGTTCTACGCGGCAACGGTGTTGGCAGCGATCAGTAACACCGACTATGAAGGCGAGATCCAGAACAAAGGCGATAAGGTAAAGATCCGCACCAAGCCGACAATCACGATCAGGGACTATACCCTTGATCAGTCGTTGTTGGTTGATCGTCCGTCGGCCTCGACGGTCGAACTCACAATCGATTTTGCAAAATATTTCAACGAAGTGCTCGATGATGTGATGGAGCGCCAAGCTGATATGAATTTGCTGTCGATGTGGGCCGACGACGCCAGCGAGCAAATGAAGATCACGATCGATACGAGCGTGCTCGCTCTAATCTCTGCCGGGATTTCCGCCGACAACAAGGGCGCGACCAGCGGCATCAAGTCCAACGACATCAACCTGGGGCAGGCTGCCGCGCCGGCCTCGGTGACGCCGCTCAACGTGCTCGACTACATCGTCGACATGGGCACGGTGCTGGACGAGCAGAATATTCCTGAAACCAGTCGGTGGCTCGTCGTTCCACCCTGGCTCGCCGGCATGATCAAGAAGTCGGATCTGCGCAACGCCTCGATTTCCGGTGATGGTGTCTCGCTCCTGAGAAATGGTCGCCTCGGGATGATCGACCGCTTCACGATGTACTGCAGCAATCTGCTGCCGACAGCGGTTGAGGGGGCGGCGACGGCGACGCGGGTTTTTGCGGGGCATCCGCACGGGCTTACCTTCGCCAGCCAGATCAGCAAGGTGGAAACCCTGCGGTCGGAATCGACCTTCGGCACCCTGTTGCGCGGCCTGCAGGTCTACGGTGCTAAGGTTTTGGATGGCATCGCCATCACAGAACTGTATGCTGTCAAGGGGTAACTATAGCCTGCATAGGGACGTGCCTCGATGCTGGCGACACGACCGACCCTTGGCCGGATGCTGTTGGACGCCCGTGCGATCCTCAACGATGTCGTGCCGATCTCCGGATTGGTGCGGTACACCGATGAGGATCTGATACAGGCGTTCAACTCGGCTTTGTTGGAGGTTAGGGCGAAGCGGCCCGATGCATTTCTCGAAATGGGGATGCGCATCGACGTGCCGCAATTTGTCATGCCTGACGATAAAGGCATGCTGTTTCCACTCGATCAGATTTTTTATCCGCTGTGTGTTTATTACATCGTTGGTAAGTCGGAATTACGCGAAGACGAGGCGGCGCAAGAGGGTAGAGCAGGAGCAACCCTGGGTAAGTTCACCGCTGGTCTATTGCAGGTGGCAAGCTGATGGCCGTACCCGCTTACGATGAACAGAACTATCTGGGTGAAGACCCAGGGCTCACCCGCCTTTATGACAACATCCAGGCGGTGGTGCCGGGGGTATTGACGCCTCTGGTTAAGCTGACGGTGTGGAACGCGATCGAGGATTTTTATCAACGGTCAACATGGAAGCGCGAGCTGTTGAACTGGTGCATGCCACCAAAGGTGTCTTGCATTGATTTTAACCCGTTTAATGGTGACTGGCTGGTTTGTTGGATACTCGAGGTCTACGGGTACGATAACTATGTCGTACGCCCGCTAGCGCAGATTATTGATATTCATGTTCCACCAGTAGAAGGGATACGCCAGGGCAGCGCGTTAGTGGCATTAAAGCCGGTCAGCCTCGATACCGAGCTGGATGCCGATTTGTTTATGAATTGGTTCGATACTATTCTTGATGGTGCGTTGTACCGGCTCTACCTGCAGCCGGCGAAACCTTATACCAGCCCGCAGCTGTCACAGTTTCACGGTAGGCAGTTCCGGGTCGGCTGTCAGCGGGCTCGCGCCATCGCGCAGAAGCAATACACGAATGGTCCTGGCCGGTGGACGTTTAACTACTTTGCTGATGGGCAGCGTAAATCATGAGCGGTCCCACGGTATTCAAAGTCACCGAAAAGATCGGGCCGATCGGCTGGCTGGCAAAAGAGCCGATCGACCACCGTGAGTTTTATCTGGATTTCACACGCTGGCTGGCACCTAACGAGACAATCGTTTCGGTGTCGCAATACGCTACCGTGGACAGCCCTGATCCTTGTATCGGGGGTTGGACGGTAGCCTACGGGGCGGGTTGTAGCTGTGCGTGCCCTGGCGAAGACGACGGTACAACAACGCCGCCGCCGCTGCCTACGACGTATGATGGCAGTAGGGTATTGAAGTCTGTTCCTCCTGTATATTTATTTGAGGGTGCGACGCTGGGCGAGGGATATGAAATCAGTAACCCGCACCCCAGCGATGATCTCTGGATATCGGATACTACGATTGCGGAACCGGGGAAAGCCGGCTGCTACCGGGTGCCGCCGGGCGGCGGCACCTATGTGACCCCCGAAGAATACCGCCCGCTGGGGCCAGTCAGTATCTGGTGGCAGCAGCCTGGGCATCAGGTGACGGCGCGCGGCTGGGGCGGCGGTATACCGATGACCCCGGCTGAACTCAATCCGTTCCGCGTCGCGATGGCGACGGTCGAGGCCGGCGGCAAGCGCGCGGTCATGCTGATCGGCGGCGGTGCCGCCGGGGCGACCTACGGGTTGTCGGTGCTGGCCGAGGCGCAGCCGACGCAGCGTCGTAAGATAATCGATCTGCTGGTTTGCATAGGTGTGCCGATGGTCGAACTGCAACTTCCCGAGCCGCCGCCTCCGCCGCCGTTTTTATATGTCAAGGGTTCGATAAATCTTCCAATCGGTACGGTAGGTTCGGTCTACGTACAAAATTCAAGTGGCGGGCCTATCACTATAGGACTGCCGCCGATGCCTAATGTAGACGATGATCTTAATATTAAAGATATCATCGGTAATGCGACCAATTTTAATATCACTATAAACACAGTTGACAGTTCGCAGATCGACGACATGTCGTTTTATGTGCTGGGTTATGCCTACAGCGCGCTGCACATTAAATGGACTGGCTCAAGATGGAACGTTATGCCATGAAGTGGTTTGCTTTCTTGTTGGGTAGTTTATTGATGCTGCCCCACCTCGCGTGGGGACAGTACACCGGTAATCTTCCGCCCGGCGCAGTCTTAAACAATGCGGCGCTTAAAACCCGGACAGGCATGATCTCTGTCGTTCGGTTAGGGTTTACCACGGCGGGTGACGGCGGGCGTGCTACTTACAACTGGTCCACGTCAAACTGTACTGCCGCCGATGACGGCGCGCAGGTTCAGCCAACCGGCATGACCGGGTGCTGGATCGCGGATTTTTCTGATACACAACCAACGCCGATGATCTGGGGTGCCAAGGGTAACGGGACGACTAACGACACGGTCGCTGTACAAAAAGCAATTACGGCGATGGCTGGCAGCACGTTGTATATTGGCGAGCATAAGTACTGCATCGGCGCACCGGGCCTTATTACGTACAGGCCAATCACAATTCAGGGCGGAACGACGGGATACCCGTGGGACAACACTCATCCGAATTACGGTTTTGTCGCCTGCGCGACCAATATAAATATGCTCTCGTTTATAACGGATGGCCCAAATGTAGCCTCGGGAAGCAGGATATCAGGGGTATATTTCGACGCGGGTAAAGCCGGTGTCAACAGTAGCGGCACTGCGATCACGATGTCGCAAACCAGTTTTATGAAGATCGATCACGTTGCGATCCACAAAGCTTGTATCGGCATTGACGATCGCATGAGTAACAACACAACTATAGAGCATGTGCTTATCACTTCCGGTGGACAGGCTAGTGCACAATTACCCGCCGGGTGTGGTGGTGTACGGGTCGGTGCGGATAGTACCGGTGCAGCACTAACTAGCTTGAAGCTCAATAGCGTAACGTCTGATGTCAAAGGTGATTACGGGCTACTAATTATGTCTTCGGGCGGGCTGTTTATCAACCAATCAGACTTTTTGTTCGCTAAGAACGGTACGATAATAAGGCCTGGGGCTAATCAGTCCGTGACATGGCTGTTTGCCAATTCGTCTTCACTCGGCGACACGACGTGCGCCAGCGGCCTTTTGATAGATA